TAACCCCGATCCGGTAGTAAATGATCTGGTTGTCAAGCGCGTCATTGTAGGTAGTGCTGACGTTTCCTGTGTAGGTCGAAACGTCCACCCACGCCCCAGGCTCGGCTACAGACCTTTGCAACGTGATAGTAGCGGTCCACGTTCCTGAAATGACGATGCCAAAGGCCCGCGTAGCGCCAACACCAGTCACTCGGATTTCATCCGTGTATTGATCCTCGGCCGTAATGTTGGCCTGAACAAGCTGGCCAACCGAGTCTATCCTGAACAGCGCTCCATTGTGGCCGTCGCGAAAGAATGATCGCGATGCCGTAATGGTGATGTCGCCCCAGGTTGCCGAAGGAGTGAGCCTAGTGGCCGTCTGGTTGTAGGTGAAAAACGGCCCGTCATCAGGCTCATAATCAACTATTGACCACGAATTCACGGAGCGGCGCTGGAACATGCGCTGCTTGTAGTTTTTACAAGCGATGTAAACGACATCGGCAGACTGATCCCATCGAAGGTTTGGCAGATCAGACTCTGCCCATGGAGACGGCAATTCCAGCGTTCCGGCCGCCTCAATCGCGACAGAATCCACCCAGGCGGCATACCTGACGGCGTTTGAGAGATGGATAAAAAAATTCCCGGTGGGTGTAAACGTCAGCGAGTGCGTTCCAGTCTTCAAAATAGTCTCGCTGATGTAGGAATCATCTCCCGATGTAGTTCCTACTTTCAGAACAACAGGCCCACGCGCCACCACTATGCGGATAGCGTGCTCGACATTCTGATCCCCAGCCGCGACCACGACCTCTTGAGACCTGATCGCGGCGTTAAAACCGGAGCCGGTGAGCGACATATAGCCGCCCGTCTCCCACGTAGACCCGCCGCCTGATTCGTCCTCGTCGGTCCAGCCTGTAATGTTTGATCCAAAGTTGCCATTAGTGACAGCCGTCGATACCGACACCCGGGTAATCAGTTCGTCATCGACAAAGAACCGAGCAACGCTATCCGACACCTCAATGATCGCCGTATCGTCGGTGGCGAAAATGAACGGGATTGGAACGGACTTGTTGTTGGATTTGGTCGAAGTCAGATACTGCATGCCAGGGCGCAGCATCATAGACCCCAGCGTCCTGGGCATCCAGTTGGTTTGCGTCTCAGCCGATAGGGCCAGCCGCTCGATATCGACACGAGCCAGCGCCAGCGGACTGACGATGCCGCGATTGAATGCCAGAAGGCTGACGTTTTGCTTTCCCATTAGCCGATCAGCCTGCCGCGCGGACCGCGATCACTGCTGCCGCTGGTGCCTCTCGACCTTACCCACGAACCAGTTGCCGGAAACTTGCTGGGCTCGTTCATGGCGTCCTTGTTCATGGCTTCCAGCTTGCGTTTTTTAATTTCGCTCTCAACGTCATCCCGACTTGCCTTGCTTCCAGTGATGCGGCCGCAGGCTTCCAGTGCCAGATAGGACTGAACGAACTTCGCAAACGACTGTGGCCACAACGAAAGGTCAGCCCCATATTGGTTGTCATTCGACACATACTGAATGTAAAGCGTATCGACCGGCGCAAACCAATAGCCCGCCTCATCCCGATACTGCAGACAAGGCGTGCCGAACGTTTCGTCGTAGCAGACGGCCGCCGTCCTGATCCAATCCGTTGGCTTGTCGAAAGCGTATCGATAGCCAAACGATGGCTCGACAGAAGGCGAATACTCCGCCTTCACCGTGCGCATTGCAAAGTTCCACAGGCCCACCTCAAGGCAGGCGTCAATTGCCCCCTCGTCCCAGATATCATCCAGCACGCGGCGCGGCTCCCGATTCTCGGAAAGGCTGGACAGCTTGCGTTCTTCCAGCAGGCGGAGCGCGCCGTTATACAACTGCAGTTTGGTCTGGGACATGGGGCACCTTTACGCGGCGATGGCTTTTTCGTGTTCCGCAATCCAGCGGCGGGCTTCTTCTTTGGTGCTGATGTTCTCGGCCATGACCTGCCCGTCTTTCGTGCGAATGACGCGATGCTTGGCAATTGGGCCAGAATACTTGATCACGTAGTCGCCCAGTTCGGTTTCTTCGGTCTTCACAGGCTCAAAGTCGGCCTTGCTGATTTCCTTCACAAACACGTCCATGCGGGACACGCTGACCACCAGAAGGTGAGCGTAATAGGCCAGATCCTGGGGGATCACTTTGATCTCATCCATGGGGCGCAGATTGGACGCGACCAATGCCCAATAGGATGGCTCAAGAACACGGGAATATGGGGTGCCTGCGTCAGGCGTGGCCGAATGCGTGGTGCTTGCAAATTCAGCGCCTTTCAAAGCCTGCGGGACCAGTCGGTGCGTTGCTTTTTGTTCCATGGAAACCTCGAAAGAAAGGGGGAGCCGAAACTCCCCCAGATTGTTACACCAGGATTGCAGGCTCAACAGTCGCGGCACCGCCAGTTGTAACGGTGCTCACATAGTGCAGAGTGCTGCCAATCGTAGCGCTCGATTTGCTGACGATAACCACGTCACCGACTTGCATTCCCAATGCGTCACCATTGGAAAAGTAATCGGCTGCGTCAACATCAGTGTGAACGTCAGTGGAAGTATACATCCACAGAGCCGGGCCAGTACCGATTCGGCCGGTCATGCAGACAGGGGGATTGGTTGTTGCGTATGACATGGTAATTTCTCCTACCTAGTCGGATCAGGAAGCAGCGTAGCCGCTACCGTCATGATTGATGATAACCACGCCGCTGTTTTGCAGCAGCTTGGAGCCCATGAAGGTGGTAGTACGCGCGAACGAGTAATCCTGCTCTTCGTCGTAACCAACCTTGACGTCCATGGCGGTGGTGTCGATGGCATGACCAATCGCGGAGCGGTGGTACATGATGCACTTCTCTGCGCTGGTGCCTTTGCCGGACAGGTTCGGGTGAACAATCCAGTTGATGCCAGCCCAGTTGAATGCACGAGCGATGTTCGCGAACGGTTTGTTGTTCACGTAGTCAACCGAAGTGAATTCCTTGGTCTGAATCAGGTAGGCAAAAGCGGCCGGGGTGATCACGCAGAAGATATTGCCATCCATTTCAACGGCGTTGTTGCCGAGAATGGTGTAGGCGTGCATCGCCAGATCCAGGGACATGCGAACTGCAGTGCTGGTGTCCTGGGTGCCGGTTTCCAGCGCGGTGATGATGTCGCTGTCAATCTTGCGATTGATGACGCCCATGGAATTCATCTGCATGATCCGGCGCTGGTCGCTTTGACCGGCGTAGATGTTGAACCGGGTCTTGCGGCGCAGGTCGTGCCATTCCACCAGGGTTGCAGTGTTCTGGGTCAGGTTGTCTGCTTTTGCAGGGATCAGGCCGTTGGCGCCACGGGTCACTGCTGTTTCGCCATTGGAATCAGCAACCAGGAAAACTGCTTGGTTGCCATTTACGTTGGCTTCAGTGGTTACGGTGCCGCGCAGGTAGGACTGGCGTTGTTCAAAACCGGCGATGAACTCCATCCGGTATTTTGTTTGAAATGCGGTATCAGCCATTGCTGTATCCTCATGAGATTGAAATTACGGGGTTTTTTCCGCTTCTCGATGGGGAGACCAGCGTTCGATGGGTGCGGGGATTCCTTGCGGGGCCACACCCAAATAACATTGGGGCCTTCTTTGTGCGGTGGTCGATCTGAATTACTTCATGCGCGCTTGCGCAGCCAGCAAGTCATCCAGACGTTTTTGCATGTTGGCCGAATTCGGCCCTTTCCAGTAATCACTATCGTAATCACCGGCCAGCTTTGTCAGCTTGGCGATTTCATCCCCGATTGCAGCAGCAGCAGCACCGGCGCCAGCGCCTGGGACCACGGTTGCAACGGGATTGATTTCACGGGCCAAGCCGGCCAGAAACTTCAATGCTTCTGGATTGTTGCCCAACACGGAACCATCAGCCATCCGGGCAGACATCAGGTTTTGCTTCAGTCCTTCCGGTGCGGCATCAAATACCGAGTTGAGCAGGTTTAAATTGGTTTTGTAGTCGGCGCCCCATTCAGTGCGGAGCGATTCCTCGGCCTCACGCTTGAACTCAATATCGGCCTTGATCTGTTCTTCAGCGCGGGCATCGGTCGTTTCGTAATACCAGCCCAGCATCTTGTTGACCTGATCGGGCGTGGCGTTGCTTGAGTGCGCCACCTTCAGGAACTCATCGACAAACGGTTTTTCTTCTTCGCCGATTACAAGCCCGTTCGATAGCTTGACTTCGTACTTGTCGAACGCTTCAGGAATGCCGTTCTCCTGGCGCCATGCGGCGATATCTTCAGGAGAGGCATCAGCAGCCAGCGGCTTCTTGAATTCGCCGGCAGAGATCTTGTGCTTGGCTTCAATCAGGGCCTTTGCCACCTGATCGGGCGTGGTGTACCGCCCCAATTGTTTCAGTACTTTTTCATCGCCACCCGCCATCTTTTCGCGCCAATCGCTGGCAGTGAAAAGCAGTCCTTCGGCCGTGGCGCTTGGTTCGGCTGTAGGCGCATTGTCTGCAATGGTGGTTGTAACTGCTGCCGGTTCTACTGCGGATTGAGTGCCTGTTTCCAGGGGAGCCTCGATTGTCATTTATTGCCTCGTTTTTGGTGTGGCGGGGTTTTCTTCAAAGATTGTTGGCGGAAGGGCTCAGTGCCTGACTTGACGATGCCAACCATAAGCTGGCCCACCTGAGCCTTGCCCAGTGCGAAGTCGGTATCTCTTGCCGAGCCCGGGTAGAAGTGAAAGCCGTGCATGTTGCTGATCTTCTCGGCAATCGTGCGAAAGGCAAGGATCTGCTGGTCTGCAGTCGCCTCGCCCTTGGCCACAGCAATGATCGCTGCGGCCTCGCTTACCTCAAGATCCGGGAACGAATAGGGATTAGGCGGCATTCTCGTTTTCCATTACGGCCTTGTCGGCCTCGGCTCCAATCTTCACGCCCTCGGCACCCACGGCAGCCAGTTGCGCCATGCTTTGCATCTGACGATTCTGTTCGTTGGCGGCATAGGCTTCTTCGGCTTCGTCTTCCGGCGTGATCCAGGTGGACGGAACGCCGATACCGGCCAGCGCATCGCGGAAGGCGACACGGGCGTCCAGGT